AGTATTAATGTTATCAATACACCCATAATAGATAGTGTTGATCCCATTATCAATACCTCAAGTCTTTTTATTCGTGCTTCTAATTTATCCATTGATACTTTATGATGCTCTCTGTAGATAGAACATTCTCGTTCATGTGCTTCCATCTCAGCGGCTACATCATGAATCGTTCTAGTATCCATTTATGAAATGTCCAAAAAATATGCTTGTTGATCTTCAGATAAATTAGTCCATTTATCTTTTACAGCATTAACTCCTGTACTATTTGATTTAGTAAAATTAGTATCATTAGCACTGTTGTAACTAGCTTTATATCCATCAGACATAGATACATAAGTTTTACCATCTATCTCACCCCACCACCAAATTTGTTTTCTTGCCCAATCATTTTCTGCTTGATCATCTGACCAATCTTCACTAGACGTTATTGATTCTGGGTGAACAATGTCAATCATATTTACTGTAGTGTCATATAGTTTCATAATTTCTCCTATGGTCTAAGTCTTGACCAACCATTATAAGTTGTATTAACAGTTGATCCTAAATTATAATAATAGTTATTACCATAGCCAAAGATTGTGCCATCAGATGCACGAACATAATGTGCCCAATATGCACTATAATAATGTCCCATTGATATAAAATCTTGTATTTCAATATCTGTATTACCTATGTAACTACTACCTGAAGATAAAGTATGATTCCACGGAGATGGATATAAAAATGCACCATAAAAATTTGTAGCAGTTGTAGTAGCTTGATGAAAATGTGCCACAGAATGATATCCCCATAACCACAAACGACCTTGAGTATCTAAACCATACCAACCCGGTGCATTATATCCACCTGTTCTTTGTGGAAAACAAGCCTTCATTGTTGTTGATGGGAAAGCCAAAGCAGTTTTAGTTATTGTTCCATCAGCACTTGCAGTAACTGTATAGTTTTGATAGGTATCAAATGATGAAGTAGAAGGAATATTAACACCTGTAGTTGCTGTTGTATTACCTTGTAATTGAGCACCATTAGCATTATATCCAACCATTCTAAAACCATTACCTGTATTATTAGCTATAGTTAATTGATACATATCACCCGGCCCATCTGTTGTATTTGAATTACTTGAATCTGAATCACCTAACCATAAGACGGCTGAAGATGTAGTTGCATTACCTGTAACTTGCACTGCACTAAAGTTTTCTGATCCTCCAATCTGAACAAAAGCAGATTGGTTAGTTGTGTTACCTATACCTAAATTACCATTACCATTGTAACCAATACCAAAAGTATCGCCATTTGTTTGTATTACATATGCTTGTGCGGCATAACCTGATGAATAATATCCTGTAGCGTGAAGACACGCTTGTGCTACATTACTTACACCTGATAATTGTGCAAATGATGTACGAGCAGAACCACCACCTACACCATTGTCATTAGCACCTGAGTGAAATAAATTGCCACTAGAGTCAACAACATATGTATCTCTAATACCTGCAGATATTTGTTTTACATTTGTAATACCTGTTATTATTGTAGGTACTGATCTGTTGTTAGTTGTACCATCACCTATTGGGCCACTACCATTGTTACCCCAACCCATAACTCTTCCGTCGTGCAATATAGCAAAACATCTAACAACAGTTGAGAATTGATATCCACCATATATATTAGGTACTAAACAAGACACTTCACAAGAAATACTATTATTTGTTGCATCTGGCCCAAAGTATGGATTTTTAACCCATTGATATCTATCTGTAGTATCACCTAATCCAAGTTCTCCACTACCATTTTCTCCTGTTACAAATACATTACCTTTATTTGTTAATGCCCAAGACGTACCACCTTTATTCCAAATACGAACAAAATATTCTCCACTTTTTAATCCACCAAATTCCATAGACATTTTACTTTTTAGTACAACATTATCTACTGCACCATTACCTACAGGGCCGGCACTATAATAGTTATACCCTCTCATTAATGGTTCATAGTTACCATTCAAATAACATAAAGTAGCAGTATTATTATGCATATCATTTCTATCTCTTTTTACAGGGCCACAAGCAGGGTTTGGCATACCATCATAAGGTATCCAATCTGCAGATGCACCTGATTTACCATTGTATTCTGCTAACCACGGATACTTTCCATCTGTACCATAATCATTTGTAGCTTTAAATGTATTAGCATACAATGGAACATTACTACCTAAAACATCTACTTGATAAAATGCATCAGAGTTTGACCAATTTACTGATGATCCACTAGCTTTTAAAATTTGTCCTGTTGTGCCTATAGAAAGGCGTTGTTCACTTGATCCGTCGTGTGTAAGTAAATCACCTGCAGTAGTTAATGTACCTGAACCTTGAGCCATTAAATCCCAATGTGTACTATTGCTTGATGATGGAGCACCTGCATTTGATCCTGTCTTAGAAGTAGTATTTACATATACCCAAGATGAACCATTATACTCTACAACATCATCTGCTTCATATGTGTTACTTGTAGAGAATGTACCTCTCCAAGTAAACTTTATTTTTCCTAAATCAACTGTTGCCATTTTTCTACCTCCTTTATGGCATATTTATTAGCAAATGTCCACTAGTGTTAATACTCATAAAAATTGAGCCGGTTGCAAAGAAAAATGTATCATAGTCAGAAACCTTTAAGTTCTCTGCTCCTCCCACTAATGTATGCTCTTGTGTTGCTATACTTCTACCTGTGCCATCTACTGTTTTTTTTAGACCAAAAAATTTACTAGCTATGGTAGAAATTGCACCAACCTGTGCATTAATTGCTTCTTTTGTACGAAGAGGTGTCATACCTTTCGTGTTTTCTGTACCTGTTTCTGCTTCGGATTGACTAGCAATAGATAAGAAAATACCATCTGATCCGTCTGCACCTGCAGGGCCTTGTGTGCCATCAGAACCTCTAGGTATAGTTAAATTTAGAACTCCTGTATTAGCATCATATGTTGAAGTTGCACTTGTACCTGCATTACCTGTAGCAACATTTACTGTTTGTACACCTTGTGCAGATTGCGCAATAACATTACCATTAGAATCAAAAGCTAGAGTTTTACTTGCTCTACTAGTTTTTGCAGGTAATGTTAATGTTGCATCATCATCATAATCTAATAATTTTATAGAACGTGTATGTATTTTATCTTGATCAGCAAAAATAGCTACAGCTTTATCTAACTCTGTGTTAAGTGCAGTTATATCAAAAGCACCATTTACAGGAAAATCTGTAGTTCGTTCTATTACAATATCTCGTAATACAATTATTTTTTGTCCTGCTGTATGACCTGCACCAAAAGTAATTGTAGCCCCTGTACCAAATTCATATGCACTGTCGCTTGATGAATTAGTAGCTGTAACTTTGTATTGTGTAGTTGTTGTGGGATTTACACTATATGTAGCTAAAGTGCTGTCTACATATACTTTTAAATCTTCAATAGCAAAAAACTCAAAGGTAATAGTATAAGTTGTTTGACTAGCTGTAGCTGTAAACTCGTGCCTTGGATTATTCTGTGTTGACGCTATTGTCATTCTATACCTGCCAAACTATTATATGTTTGTTTAAATGTATCATCCCATAACCACAAACTGTTGTATGGTATCATTCGCCTAAAGATAGCATGTCTTTCACGATTTGACAAATCTGAGTCAGTAAAAGCTTGATGTAAATCTAGCAACATAGATGGTGCCGCACCTGATATTTCTCCCCAAGCATCTCTTTCTGTAGGACTTCCAAATCTATTATCTAAACCTACCATAGGTCTTAACCCATATGAATTATCAAAAAATCCACCAGATATAGTTTCTACCATAAAATTCATATCTCCTGCTAAAGATAGTATTCCTGATAATTCTACGGCTCGTACAATTTTTTCTCCAAATGGTTTGTCTTCATATAAATCTCCACTTTTAAGTCTATCAGCTACCATCCCAAATGTAACTAAAGCTAATCCTCCTGTAATTGCAGGACTAACACCATCTCTATTTTGCACTAGGTTTGTTGTTAATCTTTTAACAGAAGATATGCCATATGAGTAAAACTGCAAAATAAGTGCTAACCAAGCATTATTAATTTTACCTCCAAGATCACTTTTTTGAAAACCAAAATATCGCATTAAAGGATTGTCTAACATTTGTGCAATACCTTCATCATTAATTCTAATAACACCCTGCATCATATTTGGTCTATCTGCTACATTTGGTGTAATAATTGTTCTTTGTATGTCAGAAAATACTGCATTAGCTAATGTTCGTCTTGCTTCGATACCACCTCTACGACCTGCCCAAGCATTAGTATTAGCTAATATTTGATCGCCATTTTTTTCAAAGGGCATACTAGCTATAGTTTCTGCCATATTTTCATCAATACCAAAAGATGCTAATCTTCTTTTACCTAGTCTATCTAATTTACCTCCAGATAGTTTTATACAATCTTCCATAAATCTGTGCATACTAGTTAAACCAACAAATTCTTTTAATATGTGTGTCCACGGTGTTAAGCCATTTAACATATAAAAAGCATTTTGTGGGCGTTCAAGCCATTGTCCAATATATTTATCAAACCAACCTTGTTTATTTTTTCTGCTGTTTGTAATACCTCCATCATACATAAATCTTCTCATATAGTTTTGCAAAGTCATTTCAGATACAGGTGCAAGATATTGTAAATCTTTAAGATTACTTTTTCGTAGATTATCCATACCTTTTAAAAAAGGTTCTATATTCCCTTTCATTATAGATCCAAATCCTTGTGTCATTATTGGTCTAGCTAATTCAGGTATAGCACTATATATAACTCTACCCATATATGCTAAAGATGCCCAATTCTTCATAGCTTGTGCAGAACGGACACCAAATGTAGTAGGATCAGAAGAATATAATGTGCCTAATATTTTATCTTTTTCATCTATAAAAGCATTAATAATTGCGGCTCTATCAGTATCTTTAACATTTCTTAATATTAAATCAATTTCTGTTCGTGTAAGAAAATCATTCATATGAGTATCACCAAACTTTTTTGCTAATTCTACTGCAGGTGCAACACGCTCTGAGTATGAACGAAGCAGAAAAGCGGCGTCTGTTTCAATAAAATCTAATACTTCTTTGTTTGGTATTTTTAGAGTTCTTACTAATAATGGTCTTGCACCTACTTTATATCTACCATCAAGATCAAAACCATATCCTGCTATACCTTCACCATCTTGCCATCTAGCTTCATTCTCTGTAATTTGATTAAAATAAAATTCTACTTCTGCATCAACAATACCTGAATGTGAATTTTGTTTATATACTATTCGCTCTGCATCTGTCATAGCAAAACTATTACGAATCTCAATATAACTTTGTCGTGAATGTGAGTCTGCTAATTGTTCTTCTATGTTTCTACGAAGTATTTGTTTAAACTCATCTTCATTTTCTAATATTGCATCCCGTTTCCAAATTCTATGCAAATATGTTTCGTCAGCCCAATATGGTTTATCCGATTGAAATACAACTTGTTGTCTTGAATAAAACTCGGTTTCTGCTTTAAGTCGCTTAAACATAGTTTCTAGTCGTTTAACATTATCTTTGCCAAGTCTATCTATGTTTGCTTGTTGTACAACTAAATCTCCATCTGCATCAAGAGATCCTACTTCTCGTACTATGCGATTCATATGAAATTGTTTCTTTTTTATTAATTGTAAATAACTTTGATTATTTGCATACATTCCATTTTCAGCTAATTGGTCATCATAAAACTTTGTTATTTTTTTATATACACCTGCCGATCTTTGCAAATTTTCTAAAACTGCATCACTAACTTGATTAGTTAGTGAGTTCGGATCAACAACATATCTACCTAGTAACTCACTATATTGTTTAAAATCCATTTCATCTGATACGCCTCTTGCATTTCTAGAAAATCTATCTTGTACATTATTTACAAATGCTTTTGTCGCTTTTGCTGTTTTAACTAATTCAGTTTTAAATACACCCATTTCAGAATCAGCACCTGTTAATGATAAAAAATTATTTTCAATTTCTCGTAACCCTGCAACAATTTCTGCATTATGTCTTGTGCCTACAGCAGTAACTACAGACTCTGGTGTTGCTTTAAATAAATCATTTATTTTATTTACTGTTGCATAATCACCACTCAACTCTATCATTTTTACTATTATTTCATTTGCAAGTTTTTTATCTTTTACTTTTTTACCAACAGTATTTAGTACCATTGAAGCATTTGTCCAATTTGGTAACATACTTAATAACTCATTAGTATCTGTAGTAGCTAAATAATATGATTCAACTTTAGTATCTTTTATAACAGCTTTATTTAATCTTTTTTCATAATCTAGTGTAGATTCATTTTTTGCTTTTTTAAACTTAGGATAAACAGCTTTGTAAATAGCTTTTTTAATATTAAAGTTAACCCAATCATTAGCCGATTTAAAAAAGTTATCACCTACTCTAATTCCTAATCGTTCTTGTAAATACTGCAAATGCTTTCTTGTAATGAATTGTCCTTTTGCAACTACAAAATCAACACTAACTTGTGGCGATCCATCTACTATTTGATAACTTGCTATTTCTGTATTTAACCTAAAATTATTACTTACAGCACCTGTAGCTTCAACACGAGTTGTATCTTGTAGTATTTTTGTTTGACCTGTTTCACTTACATTACGCTCAACATCTTGTAATCTTAGACTAGCACTTTTAACTCTTGCTGTTTTTCTTGGTGATGACCCACGAACAGTTCCATATGGTCTTACTCTAATATTTTGTTGATCTCTTCTGTTTTTAATTATAACTCCGGGAGAGTTTGATTTAAAATTAAATATTACATCAACATCATCATAATTAATTCCGTTGTCTATAGCGTCTATAATTTGATTTGCATCTTCAACAGTTGCATTAATTGTTCTATCAGCAAGTATTCTTCGTGCAACTTGTTCTCCTAAAGTTTCTGTCATTCTACCGTATATGCCACCAAATAAACCACTTACACCAAATGCAAATCCAATATTACCTACACTCTCACCTATAGTAGCTGTAGGATCAAGAGCAGAACGAACAACCTCTGTACCTGCAACTATTCCTGCACCTGCTCCACCTGCTCTAACTGCACCCCTAAAAAACCCTAATCCCTTTGCTAGTGGTATTGGTATTAGTGTAGTTGGATCAAAAGCGGCGGCAACAAATCCCGGCAGTAATCTATCGCTATAATCTAATCTATCTTTAATTTCTATGTTTTTATCAATACGCTCTATTATAGCTTCCATATGTTTTTTATTACGAACATTAAAAAATGAGCGTTTATAAGGTCTGTAGCGTGAAGGTACATCCCTATCAAAATCTATATCTTCTCGTGGCTCATCAAGATATGACCTATCCTGATTTAGATACATATCAAGTTCACCAAGATAACTTGTTGCCATATGGTCAGTTACATCTTGAAAAAATGTATTTCTAATTCGCATAGGGCGTCGTGAACCTGTAAACTTTGGTTCAACTTTTTGAAACATATGTTTTTGCAACTCACTTTGTTGCTGTGGTTCTAATTGTAGATTATTTAATTTTTCAAATTTTTCCATATTATTTCATTAGTTCTGGACTTCTTACATTAAGTATATCTTCTAATCGTCTACGATATTCTTTGTCTTGCATACCTTTTCTTTTTAATTGTCCTTCGGTATATATCATTGATAAATTAAGTTTTCTTTTCATTTCTAAATTAGCAAATGGATATACTACAATTACTTCTTGTGTATCTTTATTAATTAATGGCTCTTTAAAACCATTAGAATTTTTAATTATAAGATAAGGAACTTTAGATATATCATTTAATGGTATAGTTTCATCACCTGCAAACATTAAACTAAGTCCACCAGAATCAACCCCAAGACCTCTTTTTATAGCTTTTTCTCGTTCATTATCTGTTAAAAAATATCCATCATTTTTTACAACTTCCATAACATATTTAGTTATTTCATTATATCCATCTGGTATTCCTGCATTTTTCATAATTTCTTTATTAATAGGATAACGAACTGCAACACCTTTTTTGTCGTTTGCAAATTGACTATTACTTACTTGTATATCACTTACCCCATAATAATTTTGCGACATACTATCAAATCGTTTTTCAAAATAATCTTTAGCGTGGCTTTCTTTATAACCATCTATTCCTGCATTTACTTTAAATCCTGCGTGTAATAAATTAATTTCCATTTCTGGTGGCTCTGCTCCAAATTTATCTTTAAATTTACTTCGTATTACATTTAATATATCTCGTACAGGATCTGTACCATCTGTAGTTCGTAAACCTACTGCTTGTTGTTTTTGTGCTATTTCTACATTAAATTCTTCAGCACGAAGTCTATTTCTTGTTTCTTCTGTTATTGTTCCAAATAATGCTTTATCTCTTATTATTTGATTTAATAAATATTCTGCATCTCGCAAATCTCCTCTTGGGTTATGACCAAAAAACATAAAATCAGGTCTACCATATTTAGGTCTATCAAGCACACCTTGTATATAATCTAAAACCCCACCTGCTTTTTCTGTATTATTTAATAATATTTTCATTTGATTTTTTAACATAGTACCTAGTTCTGCTGTATTATGCTCTCCTAATCTACTTAATGCTATAACTGTTTTAGCTATATCTACACCCCGATTTAAGTCTGCACCTAAATAAAAACGAGCATTTGGATCACCTGCAAATTGTTGTACAAATTTATTAGCATTGTCTGGACTATCTGTTATATCTTTAGCAACCTCTGACAATGAAGAATTAAATAAATTACCATCTGTTTCTCCTTGTATTGCACTTGATAAATTTTGTTCAAAACTAGCTTCTGAACCCATCTTATTTAAACCTGTTATCTTTGCACTTAAGGCGTCATTAATAATATTTTGTCCTGCTGTGCTTAATTCACCAACAGAATCAACAAAAGTTTTATTATCTAACATTACAGTATTGCCATCTTTATCTGTTACAGGCACTTGTGCATAAACACCATCTAATAAATATTTAATGTTTTCTGCATTAGTTTGTAGTCTAGCAATTCCCACAGATGTTTCATCTACCATATCTACAGGATCTAAATATTTACTCATAATTTTAGAAAATGTACTTAAATCTTTATATGATTGTTTTACAATTTTACCTTCTATTCGTGCTGTTTCTGATAACGGAGAATACAAATCTACAATTTGATTTATTTCTGCTATTTCTCCTTCTATTGACAAACCTGTTGTTACTTTAGATTGAATTGTATTTTCTATTCTTTTTATATCTTCTGTGTAAGATAAATCATTTTGAGCATCTGTTTGTCTGTTAAGAGCATATTGTACATCTTTTTCACCACCTACAGTTAATCTATTAATACTTGGTAATATTAAATTGAATAATTCATCACCTGTTTCTTTTCTTATTTGCTCAGATATAACATCTACAAATGGTTTAATTTCATCTGATGATCCTTGATTAGCTATAATAGATGCTTTTTTTTCATCTATTAATTGTGCTAAATCAGTTTGTATTTCATTTTTTACACGAAACACATACAGTTCATTTTGTTTTTCTTGTTTCTCTGCATTCCACCATATATTAAGTGGTTTGGGAATATTAAATTTTGTTGTAGTTACTTCTTTTCCATTCTTGTCATAAGATACAATTTTATCAGTAGTTATTTTAAATTCTTTATTATAGTTGTCTGCATACACATCATCTACTGCTAACTGTAAATCTTTAAAACCTTGACTTAGTTGTTGTGTTGCATCTGCCCAAGCATCAGCAGTAAGACCTGCCTGTCTTGCCGCTTCTTTTGCACCTTTTGGCTCAACAACACCTAGCGTGTTTACTAAATTAGTTGTTAATCTTTCTCTTCTTACTGCCATTTATTTACCCTGATGTGAAAAAACTTCCTTTTGCACCTTGTGCCGCTTTAACTAAATCACCACCTGCACTTGCAAGATTACCATACATTCCATACCTTGCCGCCGTTTGTCTTGCTTTGAATCCTGATGCTGATGCTTGTGCCGCCATACTTGTTTGTTGTGCCGCTCTTTGTGATGAAACTACATCTGCAAGTCCATTAACTTGTAATCTACGAATATCTTGTTTTGCTGTTTTTTTACTAGCTTTAAAGAAAGCACCAAAACTTGGTGAGTCTAAATCTACATTACCGGCCGCCAAAGCAACTTTATTAGATTTCATATTTCTAAGATAATCTCGTTTTCTGTCATTAATTTTTTGTTGCATAGCTAACATAGCTTGTTTTGCATTTTCTTCTTCTTGGCGTCTTTGCATTTCATAAGCCATCTGTTCATAATTTTGTTGTTGTCTTTGATTTTTTTGTTGTTGAAAATATCCAACTACACTAAAAGCTGTACTAATTGCACTAAAGACTGCTCCGACTGCGTTACACATTAAAACATTACCTCTGTTGTTATTGCTAAAATTCTAAATGGTACAGGTACAGTTTGTGTAATTTGTACATTAGGCGTTTGTGTATAACCAAGTGTATGTACATCTTTCTTTCCTGTGTAACCTACCATTTGTAAACCATTATCATTAAGTAATAAGTCATTTCCATTGATTTGTAAATTATATGTTTTAGATAATTCTAACACAGTTTTACCAATTTTTCTTGGATATCCATATGTTGAACCTAAACCTCTAATTGCAGTAGCTGAATCAACAGGCAAAGTTTCAATATCTATTGTGTAGTTTAAACCTATATCACAAGCAGATGCAGGTAATTGAAAGTTTGCATTACCATTTGAATCTACTGTAGCAGAGCCATAATATCGTATATCGTCATCTTCTGTTGAACCTGATGTTGCATGTACTATTTTGCCTCGTAAATCAGGATTGGTATTCAAACCTGTAAATACTCTACTTGTTGTAAATATAACACTTGCATTGTCAGATGCTGAAACATTAACATCAACAACTATTGTATATTCTCCCGATACACCTGTAGATGCTACACTTTGTATTTTACAAGCTGTACTGTTTACAGTAAATTCTTCTCCTGTTGTAGGTGCATTAATAAATCCATCTAATATTAATTGTCTTTGGTTGCTAACTGTCCCATTTACCAATATCGTGCCGTGTGGTTGATATGACGAAGAAAGTATTTTTGTAACTGAACAATCGGTAGGAATAGCAAATTGTGAATTAGATACTTGTTCTAAATAATATTTTGTAGCACCATTTACTGTTCGTTTAGTAACAATATATAAAAAGTTAGTCAATCCTGTAGCAGAAATGTATGTGCCATCTGTTTCCCATATTGTCCATCCTGCTAACTTTTCTTGTCTTTGCGCCGAAAATACAGCAAGTGTACCATCTCCATTAATAAACATCATAAACTGTTCGGTTCTTTTGCCACTAGCTTTAAGTATTGCAGAGTCTTGTGGGTTGTTAATAGCGTGTGGTGAAATAAATGTTAAAACTGTAGGTACATAATCTTCTGTTGCTGTATTGTAAAAAAACTCTCTTACTGTTTTACCATTTGGTTGAACAAAGATTGCCGCTCCATCAAATAATCTTGGCATACATACTTGTGTACAACCTAAATTAGATTGTCTTTCTATTCGCAAATCTGTCGGTGTTAATGGTTTACCAACTTGTGGCTTAAGATAAAATTCACCTGTACTTGTAAATATTTCTAAATGTTTACCTGCTACAATATGTCTAATTTCATTAATTTGATCAGATGAAATAGATATTTGTATGCTATCTGTATCTTCTGCTTCACCTACATCAAAGTTAAAAAATTCAGAAGTTTTACTACCTGCTATAAAATCTGCTATTGCTCCACCTGCAAAAAATAATCTTTGCTGATGAAACTTACAAGTATTTGGATAGCCATTGTATGCACTATATACTTGTTCATCCCATTGTCTTGTAGGAGGGTGTCCTATTACTCTCATATTTGTACCACCACCATCTGCAGAATCACCACCGGTATCACTTCCTGCCGCAGTATATGTATATCGGTCATCATCTAACACAGTAATAGTAAATGTACCATTTAAGTTTGTTGCAGATAGTCCATTACCATCTTCATTAAGAATAGACTCAGCACCTTCTATTGTAATACTTGCACCTGTAGCAAATCCGTGAGCAGGATGTAATACAGTTATTGTTCCACTACCTTCTTCACTTTTTAAAGGGTCGTCATCAAGTTCAATTCTTATATCTTTCATTAGTGTGCCTACAGCTTCTGTTGAATTAGTTACAGAAGTAATTTCTAATTCTGATCCGTGATATCTTACTCTTGTGCCTACCATTCCAGATTCAAAGTAAGCGGCACTTGTTATTAAATTAACATTTGTTTGTGCTGTAGTTTGATCTATATCTAAAGTAATTTCATCATCAGCAAACTTAAAATATGGTTGATATACTTCATCATTGTTTGTGCTTACTTTAAAAGCAAAAGCATTAAGAACAAAAGAAGTAGCACTTGTTCTTTTTATAATTTGAGGCACAAAGGTTTTGTGTGTAACAATCATAGTATCTGCTTGTTGTGTAAATGTAAGCTCATACAATATTGTGCTTGTCCACGGACAGCTTGTAAAACTTTGTAGTAATGTACCATTTGATGAAAAAATTTTAAGTTTAGTGTTTTGGAAAGCTATAAGATATTCTTGGTTTTCACTAAATATAAAATGTTCTAATCTAGTTTCTTCACCAAGATCGTATCTAAATACTGTGCCTTGCCTTCTTTCTATCGGGCCTTGATTTAAACAAAATACATTTCTAGCTTTTTTTAACGATTGTTGATAGGCATCAATATCAGTACGAGTAATAAATGTTTCATCTACTTCGCCACGAGTAAAACTATTCTGGTGAGTTCTTTGTATAGCCATATAACATTCTAACTATCTGGAACAACTGCTCTTACTCCACTTGCAGTTGCCCTATTTCGTACTTCTATTAATAAACTTGTATTTAGCTTTCTGCTAGTTTGTGTTTGTGATTCCATACTACGAGCAACAACAAGTTGTTGTCTTGCTCTTTTTTCATATAACAAAGATAGCTGATCGTTCCTAGCTATAGCACCTGCAAATAAACTTGCTAATTCGAATACAAGTGCTTGTGTAAAATAATCTGGAAATTCTTTTTCGTGTGGTTGATAAGTATAATGCAAAACAACAACATCATTTTGCCCTGTGTTGGTATACAAATACTCATTATATCTGTCATATAATATTACATTATCCGATACTGTCGCTGTATGTATTAAAATAGTATCATTTGGTATTTGATATGCTGAATCCCATTTATCTAAAGGATCAACTGTTAATTTTGTAAGTTGTGCTTGTTTTGTTGCAAATCTCCATCTTGCTTTTGTAAGCATTGCTCTTAATGTTGTTTCATATAATTGATTAGAAACTTTACTTTCAACTGTATTATCAGTAAATGATGCTATTAAATTTGCACCAATTAAAACTAAACCTTGATTACATATATCTATTTTACTTACCATAATTAAAATATCGGGGGAGTTGCCTCCCCCAATACCCTATGTACCATTAATAGTTGTTACAGTAGCGGCCGCTGTTGCACTTGATACAACAAGGACATCTACTGTTCTTGTGCCACCTGTAGATCCAACAGTAATAATTACATCATTCTGATGAAGCTGATTAGTAGCATTGTTAAAATAACCTGATCCTGCAATGGTAGCAACAGCATCAGCAGAGTTGTAGAGATAAACATTTTGATCTCCACCACCTGCAATCTTTTTTAAGTTTGCTTGAGTAAAAGCCATAATGTTTCTCCTATTCTGTTATTTGACATTCTATCGCACCTTCATTGTCAATCATCACAGCACCCATAGACATATATGAAGTGATTAGATTACTGACCTTTTCAGGGATATAGTTTACTTCAGTTCTGATATCAGAACCCATAGCTAAACCAACAGACGATCTGTGGTAAGCGTGGCAATCTCTAGTTGTACTAGAAATTGACAGACCAGAGAATGAGAACCATAAGAATCCCAACCATCTCTTAGCCGTCATACCACCTGCATATGGTAGTTCTTTTTCACCGATATACTCTGCTCTTGAAAACTGATCTATTTGTAATAGGTCAGCCCAACCTGCAGGAGATACAACAAAGTATCTTTGTCCATCATCAGGTACATCAGCTTCACCAAAATTTTCGTAAACTGTTAACGCCTTTGCAAGTGTAAGACCTGCAGAGCCGTGTACGACATTGTTACTATTAGACCCTGCATCTAACACATCAACAATAAGTTGATCTGTTTTTCTACCTAAAGCAGAAGCCGCTGATTGTGAAAGAACTTGTCTTTCATCTATGTTAGTTTTCAACTCATCTAATCTATCAACATAGTCTGCCGCATAGAAATCAGATAGAGTTACATCAACTGTGTTATGCGTGATTTCCATAGTTGGAACATTGGCGTGTCTTGACTTTTCAGTTGCAGACCCTTTGCCCACTTTCTGGAATCTCGCTTGATTGCCTTTTACATTATTAAGCTGTCTTACTGTATTCCTCAGTTTAGAACCCATACGCTGATACGCCATATGGACTTCTGATTCAAACTGCTTAATAAAGGCAGTAGTAATGGAAGTTGCCATAACTATCTCCTATTAAAGTTAATATTACAGTTTATGAATTGTCCGCAGATTTCTGATATCGGGTTATCCAACGAGGGCCACACACATTATCTATGGGTTCACCTTTAAAACCTTTCGGCTCTAAGTAAAAATACTTCATTTTTACATTTTTGACAAGTACCTCTTGTTTATCTACTGTAAACCCCATATATTTTACCCATCTTAGAGTTGTCTTTTGTTCAGCAGTTGCAAAATTACAAAGGAAATCATAATGACTTGCTACATATTCAAACACTCTTTTTTGGTTTCTTAAATAGTGCCAAGACTTAAAAGGTTCATCAGTTGACAACCACCAAGCGGCGGCTTTTTTTGGTGTTTTATAATATGGACAACAACCAAACATAGCTATTACTTTATGTTCAGCATTATAAACTGAAAAAGTAAATGTGTTCGGTCTGTTTGCACGAAAAGGATATAACAAAGACCATAATGGATCACGACCTGTAAGTGCTAATTCATATTTATCTAGTTGCCTAAGATTCGGTGCTAACTCAAAGCAGTCATCAGGAACTGCTATATCCATATACATTATCTGTATAACCTAGCAAAAGCATCATCTACTCTTTTAACAAAAGATTCATCTCTTTCTCTTGGATCAAAGTATCTTGGGTCTTTCATCATAGACCTCACATCTTCTAAAGATAATTTATTTACAGGTTCTGTTTGTACAGAAGATTCAATATTTTGGCGTTGCATTGCCATCATTCTTTCTATAACTTCAATACCTTCGGCAGTTTGACCTAGTGTACCAGAAATTAATTCAGATTGGTCGGGTGAAAAAGATGTAGATACAAAGCTATCTACTGCATCTAATCGTGCATTTGCATTTTCACCAAGCCTTTCTATTTCCGAATCATAATTAGGTACATTTTGCATAAAATTATCTATATATTTATTTACACCATCTTCATACATTTCTTGTGTATAAGCATTTTCAGAACAATGTTTATTCCACCAATCAAACATAGGATTTTCTACTACCATTGTTTCTGTAACTCCTTCAGGAAGTGGTGGTAATTCGTATTCTTCAGGTGCTTCGCTTATAGCTTCTTCAGATAATTCATTAATTATTTCATCCCTAAGTTCATCTTTTTTTCCTCCAACAAACTTTTCTAACTCAACATATCCTTTTTCTAATTCTTCGTGTGAGTTAAATTTACCTAAAATAGGTGGCTCTTCAAAGTCTTGTTCTTCACTTGTATCTTGTTGTAGTTCTTCTTCATTTACAGCAGGTTGTTGTTCTGTCTGTGGTTGAGGTTGAGGTTGAGGGTCTGCTTGTGGTTGTGTTTCTTCTGCTTGTGTGTTTTCAATATCATCTGACATCTTTTTTCTCCTGTACTATTCGTTGACTTTTGCCTTTATTGACACGACGTTGTATTAACCCAACTATATATCGTTGTCCTTCTAAGTGTCTTAATGCAGAGTCTGATATTTCTGATCCTGCAACGGACTCAATAGTAATTTGTTTTAGATATCTTAGAATTTCTTGTGCATTTTCAAGTTTAAATACACTTTCAAAAAGAGTGTTCAACAGTTGTTCCTGTTGTGGATCTCGTTCAAAGTTATCTAATCCCAATATACGATTAGGCTTTGTTTGTTTCATACTACATTTATATACATATATTTATAAGAAATCAACTATAAACTTTTTGAGTTGCTTCAAGAACATCTTTTGGTGCCATTCCTGCCTGTTGTCCTGTCTGCATTATTTGTCCTATTTGTTGTGCTGCTTGTTGCATTTCTTCATCAGACCTAATTAATTCTTCAGGTACTCCAAGTTTTTTAGCTACAAACTTAGCTAATTCTTGTTGTTTAATAAGTACATTAGATAACTGTGGGCCAAGTCTTGCTTGAAGCAAAGCAACAAATCTATCAATGGTTGCTATATCTTGTTGATTCTGTGCTTGTGCTAGTGGGGATGATGATTTAACTTTTATTTCTCTACCATTTATTACAGGTATTTTGATTCTGCCTTGTTTTTTTAATATATAAACAACTCGTTGAAGTACAGGTGTTACTAATTCTGCTTGCAATCTACCAAACGCCGCTCCTATTTGACGAGAAAGGTCAGCCATTCTTTCTGCTACTTCTGTTGCTGACATAGGTGTTTTTTGATTTGGTTGTCCAAGCATATCATTATACAATGCTTTTTTAATATTTGTTCTCATATCTTTTACTACCAAATCAGATACTTGGAAATTTCCTGCAGGTTGTACAGGTGTTAAACCACTACTACCTACTGCCTTAGGTATAATTGTTCCGGGAATTAGTTGTATATTATCTACATTAATTACACCATCATCTTCAACTTGATACATACCAGAAATTGACATTTGTGCATTCTCAAGTATTAGTTCTATAACTAAATTTGCTGTTTTAATTGCAGGTAAAGCAAGTTGAAGTGGGCCTCTGCCATATACTTCTCCTGCACATTTACTCCATCTATAAACAATAAATGGATTTGAACCTACACCTTTAAATGTATCTTCAAACAACTCAGCTTGATACATTTCAGATATAACACAAAACTTATATAATTCATTTTTTGTGTCATCATAATCTCTATAAACTACTTCAATGACTTTACAATCTTTCTCTGGATTGTTCATCATATCTTCTTTCATTCTTTCAGGTAAAACTGCTTTTGGATAAGCTACAAGTAGTTGTTTGTATTTTATTAATCGTTCTCTAAATACATGGTCAATCTTATCATCATACCCTGCATCTAACAAAACTTGTGGTAAAGGTATAGCTTTAAATCTAACAGGTTGTATAGCATCACCTTCTTCAACAAGTAAAATTCCTGTACCTACAGCGCAATCTAAAAAGGTTTCGTGTACTTCTTGTGAAAAATTTGAGTTCTGCAATACTTCAAAAACATACTCTGTTACAGTATCTAATACTTCATTAACATCTTTTTGATCTTCTTTTGGTATTTCTGAACCTGCAACAAAATCTGCCCATCTTGCATAGTTTGGCACTATGCCTGATTGTAGTCGTGATGCAAATTCTTGTACACCAACAACAGCAGTTTCATCAAATATTCTTTCACTTCTTCTTTTAGCTATACTTTCTGAATAGAAAGATTCTCTTTGTGGTAAAGCATATTCATAGCAATCTTCAAAAACAGGATTCCATTGATCCTTAATTGCTTTGGCTTTTCTATATCTAGCCAATACCTGATTAACCTTTGAAGCAGATAAATCTACTGCAACTTGTGGTTTAACATCTATAACCATTTATACTCCGAGAGTATTCTTAGTTTGCAAATCACCTGTAACCATAAACCCTTGTCCTCCTTTTCTACCAGAGAGCAATGATCTTCTACCCCTTTTCCCTGACAAAGCGGCAACACTTTCTTGATATTGCTCATCTTTTAACTTTGCTTTTTCAGCAAGTTCGTTTTGACGAGCTTCTATTCTTTGTTGTCGCAATGTTTTTTCATAAGGACTAGGTGGTGGTGGTGGTGGTGGACTATAACCTCCTCCTCCTCCGCACATAGTTTACCTCCTTCTTTCATAGATGTTTTTAGCTTGACCACTAAATACATCAAAATTTCTTTTTGCTATTATAGGTTTACTATATTTAGTGCCGAATGTCAAAGACCTACCCTCTCCTGCACCTAAAAGTAAATATTGCAAGGCGTCGTGTATATGAGAAAATCTGTTTTTATTTGGTCGTTCATCATAGCGTTCACCTGAAACTTGCAATCTTCTATAGTGATATCCACCTGCAAAACCTCGTATTAAGTTAATACAACTTTTATCAATAAGCAGACCAGACTCACCATCAACCATTCTTGTTAATGTAGCATTTACACTTTCTAATCTAATTAAAACATCATTACTTGGTGCAGGTCTTGCACTTATACCTTTGCCTCGTAGTATTTGAAAAGGTGTGTTTTCATCTGTTTGAACTCTATGATCTCCTGCAGGATCGCCAAATATATGAAAAGGTCTTGGTGCATATCTTGCCATAGATTGCTTCATAAGTTCTGAAAACTTTACTATACCCATATCTTCTGCAACAAGTTCTTCCAATACAACCCACCTAGTCCGTACTTTTTGTGCAAATACACAAGCAGGAGTAAGTCCAAAATCTATACCAACATATATTGGCAAAGATTCTGCTATTGCTAGTTCACCCTGTGCTACATGCACATCTTGTCTAAATGCTTCATATACAGGTTTACCATCTTCAACAGTACCAAGTTTATTAAGAACATATACATCTATCCAAGATTTTGTTTTACCACGGATAATATTACTATAATAATTTTCTGTAAGGTTCTTTTGATTCTCAGATAAAGTATTTTTATCATAACTTTCTATTTCATTATTCTTATTTTTCATTTCTAGCATAGCAGGTGGTTGATTAAAGAATCGCCAATTATCTGGTTTAATCAACATCTTAGCTTCTTGCTTACTTATATAATCAGGTATAACAGTTTCACCTGCCATAATTGCCCACCAATGATCGGAATCAGGTGGATTGGTATCGCAAACGACTCCATACCAAGTTGGGCCACCATCACGCATAGATGGAAAACGACCAACACGCATAGAACAAGCATCAACAATACTTTTAGGAATTTCTCGTGCCTCATTGATCCATACTCCTGTAAGTTCTAAAGATAGCAATTTCTTAACATCTTCAGGTCTATCTAACGCTAGAAAGATTACCTCACAATCAATATCCCCTTTTTTTAGTTTGTGTGTATAAGGTACACTCCAAGTAAAGTTTCCCCAATCTTCTTCAGGAAACCAATCTAGCCAAGTTTTTATTGTAGTAGTCTTGAGTTGAGGGTTAGTATTACGAATGACCGCCCATCTAGTTTTGCGAATCCCTTCATCATTCGGCTTTTGAGATATAGCTCGTTTTATTATTTCTATACAACAAGCTACAGATTTACCAGAGCCAACAGGCCCTCGTATTCCTCTAAAGAAAGTATCATCTTTTAAAAAGTTTTTTAGTGTATCGCCGTCTGGCTTATAACTTAGTGATGCCATAATTAACTGCTAGTTCATATAGTTT